CAATCGCCCTGCGCGCGGCCTGCAGGCGGCTGATACGGTACCCGTAAGCCGGGGCGTTCAGCTTTGCCAGTGCTGCCAGCTTGCTATAACGATAGGCATCAACTTCGGGGATAATCTGCAGGCGCTGAAACTGTGTTACAACATTAGCCGCAGAAGCAATGAAACTAGTTTCATCCACGTCCATGCTGTCAAGTTGAAATTTGCGGCCTCTGTCCTGTGTCATAGTCTCGGTTTCATATTCGAGCGTAACGGCACCCTGAACATATCCATTGTCACGGTCATAGTTTGCCAGTCCATTCATGTTCAGCTTTGGAATTTTGATTTCTTTACCGCCAGAATATTTGACCTGACCAGCGTTTGATTCCATCCAACCGGATGTAGCTTCCTGAATCATTTGCTGGTCAAGCTGCTGCTGGAATAGGGTTGCGGTTGCCAGTGTGTTAATAGGCATAAAATATCACTCCTTAAATTGTTCCCCTCGCCGCAGCGAATGCGTCTGCGACTGCTTTTGTTTCCGGTGCGTCGGGGGTTTGCGTACCAGTCTGGAAACCATTACCCTGCGGTTTGGTTTCCTCTTGCGTGAACAGGTACCCGTCAGAGCCTTTCAGCGTTTCAAGAGCTGTATCTAGCCCATCAACGGTGCCATCTTCTTTTACTGCCATTTTGGAGGTATCCAGCAGCGCCTTAATTGCCTTCGCATTCTTGCCTTTTGCTTTTGTGATACCGAGATCTAGCGCGGCGGATAATTTCGCGGCGGCCAAGTCAGAATCGTACTGTGCTTTTGCCTGCTTATTTGTTTCCTGCAAAGCATCAATCTGCTTCTGGAGTTCAGCGGCATCACCCGTGGACTTTTTCAGTGTTTCGAGCTGCTTGTCACGGTCTGTCACCTGACTTTCAGCCGCCTTTTTCGCCTCGTTTGCGGCATTGAAATCTGTGCGTGAAACAAATTCTTTTCCAATTTCGGAAGAAACCTTTTTGTCGATGTCCTCGGTATAAGCGTCACCAAGAATCGTTTTGAGCCATTCGAGCATATTGTATCCTTTCCCGCTGTCCTTGTTATTCCGGCCAGTCCCGGTTCTGCGGAGCGCCTATTGTTTTCCGGGCGCTGCGGTTAAATTTTGGGTATAACAAATGAGCCTTTTAATGCCGTGCTCAGGGCAAAAGGGTATAAAAATACCGCCGTGCTATTTCAGCAGGCGGTACCTATTCAGGATTACTTTCTATCACTTCTATGATATCTTCTGGTTTGACATCATACAGGGTTTCCCAGTCTTTTGGAGACGAACCGACATCAACAACAAACTCTGCCTGATCTCCTTCGACGTCCATTACACTTCCAACACGGCCATCCCGGAGACGTACGGTGTCGAACTCTTTAATTTTCATATTCACTTTACCTCCTTAATGTAGGCTGTAGTAAGCTTTGTAATGTCACCTACAACATTCCACCCAACAATCACATTGGCCGGTGTTCCTTTAGAACCGTAAACGATAATCTTCTGCTCGTAATTATCCCCAAACTTACCAGAACTTTTCAGTGTAGTCGGATAGCGACTTGCTCGGTTCAAAATTTCATCCCGCAGGTTCTGCCAGTTATTGATATCATAACCCAAGCGGGATGTAAAAGCAACGCCCTTCGCAAGCCCCTCTGGATGTACGCCATCAAACAGATATTTTTCAAACTTCGCATCAGCGGCAATCGCTTTTTCAGCGTTTGGCAGTTTCAACTCTGGATGCTGTAACAAACGCATTTGGCGCTGATAATCAATCTGTACAAATTCCCATTTATCAGGTTTATTATACTTCAAATTCTGGAAATCCGCAATATTGTTTGGCGCATCTTTTCCTAGCACCTTGCGTATTGCTTTCATCTGTTCTATATCAGTTTTTCGGTTCCAATACTTTTTCTGCGCTGTCTGGATGCTGTCAGCGCCATACTTCTCACTGATACTTTTGCGCCATTTTTCATAGGTCATATCCGCCGGCACTGTGTAGTTCTTACCAGTCTCCGGGTTACGGGCTGTACGTTCTCCGTC